CAACAGTCGTAGACTCGTACTCAGATTATCAAGCTAGATTCGGAGACACATTTAAGAGCGGAAGTAGTTATTATCAGTATCTCACGTCGTATACAGCTAGAGAGTATCTGAGACACGGTTCTCCATTGACTGTTGTTAGAATATTGGCTGGAAGTCCTACAGTTGCAGCCGCAAACGTGTTAACAGGAAGCGGAAATTTTTATACAGGCAGCGCATCTCCTGGAGCCACAGAATCTGATTCAACAAATACTTCATTTAAGCTTCATACATTATCTGAGGGACTTAATTTAAATAATAAAAAAGAAAGTTCAGGCACATCAACAGCTGCTACATCAACAATTACTATAACAGTAGCAGATGTAGATAATATTGGTCAGGGTGATGTTATATCTTTGATTTCTACTAGTCAAACAACAATCACATGTACACTAAATGGAGTAGGAGGTACAACAACTTCCGCAACAACAGACGGGAATGTCGAGGCCGCAACATTCGCATCCGGCACAGACAATACTTTACAGGCTACATCTCAAGCTGTTGCGATTGCAAACGCAATAAATTATAATAATTTATTTACAGCCACTAATTCTGCAAATGTGGTTACTGTAACACAAGTTGACGGTGGTTCAGCTGGTAATACTGCTGTTACCCTAACAGAAATAGGTCAAACTGGTATGACAAAAACTAATTTTACTGGGGGTCTTGATGGCACAGTAGGAACAAATAATTTATTAGTATCAGGTTCAAAAGACAATGTAAGATGGGAGATATCATCGACAAATCCTAACAAGGGAACGTTCACGTTGTTGATAAGACGTGGAAATGATACCATCAAAAGAAAACAGACGCTAGAGACCTGGAAGAATGTCACACTAGATCAAAACTCAAGTAATTATATTAGCAAGATCATCGGAGATCAGTACTGGACTTTGAACCAGTCTGGAGGAACAGATCCCTATCTTTCTTTGTCCGGACAGTATCGAAACAACTCAAAGTACGTGAGGGTCGAGGTGCTCAAGAACACAGTCGATTATTTGGACTCTAATGGCAACGTAAGATCTCCAGCAGCTTCAGCTTCATTGCCTGGTTTGGGCAGCGGATCGTATGGCGGATCTTTTAGTGGTGGAACTGATGGTACTGAGTCTCATCCGAAGAATTTTTATCAAAATATAACAGATACTAACTCTCAAGGGCTCAATTTAAACGTTGCTGGTAAGGGAAAGACAGCTTACGAAGACGCCATAAATCTCTTGGGCAACGCGGACGAGTATGACATAAATCTCGTTCTGATGCCGGGAGTCGTCGACAATGGAACGGGTGGAGGATCGCTCATAACTAAGGCTGTCGACATGTGTGAGGATCGCGGAGACTGTTTTGTCATCGCGGATCCGACGTTCTATGACGCTTCGATTACGACTGCAACAGCTGAGGCTGAGGCGAGGGATTCAAGCTACGCAGCGACATACTGGCCGTGGGTTCAGATATCGGATCCCGATCTTGGAAAGAATCCGTGGGTTCCACCGTCTGTGGCGATGGCGGGCGTCTATTCGTTTAACGATAAGGTAGCGCATCCTTGGTTCGCTCCAGCAGGTCTCAATCGGGGAGTGATCGATTCTGTAGTTCAAACTGAAAGAAAGCTTACTCATGCCAATCGAGACACTTTGTACGATTCTAACGTGAATCCAATCGCGACATTCCCAGGACAGGGCGTGTGTGTCTGGGGACAGAAAACATTGCAGAAGAAATTATCCGCATTAGACAGAGTCAACGTTCGAAGATTGTTGATCAAGGTCAAAAAGTTCATCGCGTCAACATCGAGGTTCCTCGTGTTTGAGCAGAATAATTCTGCGACGCGTTCTCGCTTTCTTAATATAGCGAATCCTTACCTAGAACAGATACAATCAAATTCAGGACTCAGTACCTTTAGAATCGTGATGGACGAGACGAACAATACACCAGATTTAGTAGATAGAAACATTTTGTATGGTCAGATATTCTTGCAGCCAACTCGAACAGCTGAATTTATAGTTCTAGATTTTACAGTACAGCCTACGGGCGCGACGTTTCCGGAATAATTGAGATCATGCAAATAATATTCTATTTTTTTATTAGTTTAATATTTATATACGACATGGCGATGTATATAAATTATAAAAATTATTTAGGAGAAAAACAATGGCCGAATTAGTTGATGCCAATGACATGATGTTTACACCTTTTGAGCCAAAGCTGGCAAATCGGTTTATTCTTGAATTAGACGGAATTCCTGCGTACATGATCAAAGAAGCAGCAAGGCCCAAGATAACAGGAGAACAAATAGAACTAAAACACATGAATGTCTCTAGATACATAGCAGGAAAGTGGAAATGGGATCCAATGGATTTGAAACTTTACGACCCAATTGTTCCTTCAGCAGCTCAGGCAGTTATGGAATGGGTCAGGCTTCATCACGAGTCTGTTACAGGCAGAGACGGCTATTCAGATTTTTATAAAAAAGATATCACGATCAATGTTTTGGGACCCGTTGGAGATAAGGTCGAGGAATGGACGCTCAAGGGCGCGTTCGTGTATGCTGCAGATTTTGGAGCATTATCGTTTGATTCTGCAGCGCTTACAGAGGTAACAATATCAGTACAGTATGATTACGCCATATTGCAATTTTAATTAAATTATATTATGACAAATGGTTTTAAATCTAAAAAGTTTTAGGAGGTTATTATGAGCAATTCAAATGATATATTCAATGAGATGAACAATTTATGGTCATCTTTTCATGAAAATCACACAAAGTTTTCAGATAATGGAACTAAGGCCGCAGCGGCAAGAGCTAGAAAAGCTATAGGGGCTATTAAAAAACTAGTTACTGAATATAGAAAATCATCAGTATCAGAATCTAAATAATAGTTAGGCAATATCATGGCAAATAAACAGAAATTTCCAAGCGAGATGATAGATTTACCAAGCAAGGGATTGTTGTATCCAGAAGACAGTCCATTGAGAAGTGGTAAGATAGAAATTAAATATATGACAGCAAAGGAAGAAGACATATTGACGTCACAGAATCTGATCAAAAAGGGCGTCGTCATTGATTCTCTTCTTAAGTCACTGATCCTAACAGAGGGCGTCAAAACAGACGATATGCTGTTGGGCGACAAGAACGCTGTTATGGTCGCAGCTAGAATATTGGCTTACGGCCCGGAGTACGAGTGCGAAGTTATAAATCCCAACACGGGAGAAAAATTTAAGCATAAATTTGATCTGACAGAATGTCCGTTTAAAGAGTTGTCGAAAGATATAGATTATTCTAAGAACGAGTTCGAGATCGAATTGCCCATATCAAAAGCAAAGTTAACGTTTAAGATGATGACAGGAAGAGACGAGAACGAAATATTGAAGGAAGTCAGTAGGGTAAAAAAATTAGGGGCAGGAACGACAGAAATAACAACTCGGCTTAGGAAGGTAATCACATCGATCGATGGCGAGACAGCACCTGCCGTAATAAATAATTTTGTCAACAACATGCTATCAAAGGATTCTTTATTCTTGAGGGGCCACATCGCAGACATGACTCCTGATATCGATCTTAAGCAAGAGGTCTATGTGGAAGGAGAGACGGTAACGTTGGACATCCCAATGACCGTCGATTTCTTTTGGCCTAAAGCCGGATCTTAGACCACAAATACACGAGGAGATATTCTCTCTAATATATTACGGGCAGGGTTTTACGCACGAAGATGTGTACGAAATGCCCACCTATCTCAGAAAATTTTATCTACGAAAACTCATAAAAGTAAAGCAGGAAGAGAAGAAGGAAGTAGATAAAGCAAAGGGTCAATCGCAATCGGTCAACAGGCCCAACATTCCTAGAAGTTCCAAGCTACCTTAAAAGATAAATTAGATTTTATCGTTATTTTATATTTATATATGATTAACTATATTCGGAGATGTCAATGAAGAAAAAATCATATATGAATTCGCAAAACATACTATCTGAAGGATTTTTAACAAAATTATTGAAAAAATTCGGGGTCC